CTCAGGAGGCGGATAACTTTAATGTTATTAGAAGGTTAACTGTATTGAACGCTAGAAGTGATAAACCAATGTTTGAGTTAATAGGAGCGTTTAGCATTGAAACAGATAATGTTGACGACCAATTAGAGGTAGTTTGTGAAGTTGGAGAAAATCAGTATAAAAAGCATTTTATCAGATTAAATGAGTGGACCATGTATGTTGTTGAAGATGTTGGAGGGGCAAATGTTAGCAAATATCATTATGAGGTTAACTTTTTACCTGAGGCAATAGTGCCTATTAAGTTTGTAAGCAAAGATTAATGTGAGGTGAGTTAGATGAATAGACCGACTAAACAAATGTATGAGAGTGCTATTAAGGGTAACTATAACCTCAAAGAACATATTAAAGATAATAGAAGATACATAGATAAGTATTTAGATATGATAATACATTTAAAAACTCAGATTAAAGAATATGAGAAAACTATAGAACATAATAACGAAACAATAATGTTATATAATTTGTACGCAGAACACGACAAGATGATTGAGGAGCGTGATTAGTTGGAAACTATAGAAATGATAGAAACATTAAGATATAAAGCTAATAACATAAAAGCTAAAATTGAGCCACAGTTTTTTAATGAGGTTGCTAATAGGTTAATCGTGTTAGAAGAATATAAAAAGATGTATGAGAATTTATGTAAATAAAGGCGAGGTGATTGAGTGAGTAAGAAAACAATATATAAATGTGATATTTGTGATGAAGTAACCGAATTATGTCGTCTTAATAAATTCAAAAGAACTACATACGACTGGAGGCACTGGAGTAACGACGGGTGGAAAACTAAAGAAGTTGATATTTGCGATGATTGTTTGGAAATTATAAAGGATACGAGAAAACAAAAAAAAGTAGGTGATAAAAAGTGATGAAGTGTGATTTTTGTACTAAATCTGAGCCAAACGGTAAATGTTTTTGGAGTACCGTTAGTGCTAGACAGTTTGATTGTGAAAAAGCGATTAATAACATGGTAAAAGCATTTAAAGGTAGTAAGCAATTTATAACAACGATAAATAGGGAGCGTGGTTAGATGAATGAATTTTATGACTTAGTTAGTAAGATTAATAAAGAGCATTTATTAAAAGTTCAATTTTTTTATTCATGGCGTACTGGTTGTAATGTAAGGGTGTGTGAAGACGGTAAAGACATACCAGTTATACATGTGTTGGGTGATAACTTAGATGAAGTATTTAACGAGGCAACTGAGGAACTATTAAAGCGTTATTTTTAGGAGGTTGATGTTATGGGTTTTACTAATTTTTATAATTTAGAAGATTTAGAAACAAATACTATTTTAGAAAATTTAAACAGTAAAGAGTTATCAGAAATTTTAAATATAACCACATCTAGAATATCACAGTTAGTTGACACAGATATAATATGTAAAGGACGCTATAAAATAACATCAAGTGAAGTTAACCCGATAGCACAAAAGAACGGTTACCCAGTGTCATTACTAGAGGAGTGGGATAGCACTGTTAAGAAGTTTAGGAGGTAAATATTATGTTAAAGGATTTATTAGGCTCATTAATTGTGGCACTGATAATGTTTACCATATTAGGCGTATTAGTTGGTGGTGTATTTGTACTATATAAAATTGTGTGGGGGATAATATGTATGTTTTGTATAGGAGTGTGATGTAAATTGTTAGAAAAGTTAAAAAATTTATTTGCTAATATTATATTTACATTGATTTGCATAACTGTAATAATTGCGATTTTGATATTTAACTATTTTATAATTTACTCATTTTTTAGTTAAAATGTCCTTATTGTGTCCTTCTTATGACCCTCAAGGACAAAATTACTAAATCATCTTATACCGTTGAAAAATGGCGTGTAAGCCTTTATTTATAAGGGCTAGAGTCGATTTTAGCGGTATAAGATGAGTATAAGATGATTTTGTCATCTTGAACCGTTGCAAACCCTTATAAATAAAGGGTTTAGAGGGTGTCGGTATAAGATGACTAAGATGATTTTGAATTATATAAGGTAATTAATTAAAAATATATATTATATATAATAATATATAAAGAAAAATTATATATTATACCGTTGCAAGTTATACCGAAAACGCTGAAACCCTTATAAACACTAGCTTTTTAACGGTATAAGATGAATTTTAAAGGAGGTTTATTTTTATGATACCTGATGAAACTTTAGAATTAATTAATAAAACGGTAGAAAGAACAGTGAGTGAAACAGTGTTAAAAATGAAAATGGCTAACTTATTAAATGATAATGGTAAGAGTGCTTATAGTAAGACAGAGGAGCTATTAAGGAATTACCCTACATTTAAAGAGATATTGGACCAACCATACACAATTAAATTATGTGAGAAGATAGAAAAGGCGTTAGATGATTTAGGCGACGAACCATATAGAGACATAATTGATTTATTTTACTTTGATAACCAAACACGCGAAACAATAGCATTGGAGTTAGGTTGTACAGTGCGTACAGTTGGACGCAATAAGGCACGATTAGTTAATGAGTTAAAAGTTAAATTATTTAGTGATGATGTTATTAAAGAATTATTCTTATAATAATTACATAGTAATACGGCGTTATTTTAGTCAATTTAGGGTTTAAATGTTATTTAGGTATATTTGATAGGGTAACAGATAAAAACGCGAATACGGGCAAAATATGAGCTTATACAATAAGACAGTATTTAATTGTACTGTCTTATTTTTATGTCCTTTTATATGTCCTTTTCAAGTCATTCAATGACATAAGTTATTTTAATATAATAAATGTATGAGTTAGGAGCGTGATGTCATGAGTACGACGGTGTGTACTATTATCGTAGCAATATTATCATTATTAGGTACAATTATCGGTTCATTTAGTGGAATGAAGTTAATGACATATAGAATTGAACAACTAGAAGTGAGAGTTAATAAACACAATAACTTAATAGAGCGTACATATAAATTAGAGGAAAGTGAACACATTCACGATGAGAAAATTAAAGTAATTAACCATAGAATAGACGACCTAGAAAAGAGGTGTTAGGAAATGGAACTAATTAATAGTTATAGTATTCCTTTAGTTGTTGGAATTTGTTTATGTGTTGGTTACATCATTAAACATGTCATTTTAACCAATAAAGTTAATAGATACATACCGTTAATAATGGGCGTGTTAGGTGTAGTAATTAACATTTGGTTAAACCTATCATTTACACCTCAAATATTATTAGAGGGGTTAATTAGTGGTTTAGGTTCAACGGGATTATATGAAACATTTAAAAATGTGATTAGTAGTAGAGGAGGCGTTAAAGATGAAAATTAATGTGCATGCAGGACATGGGAAAGACGGCGGAGTATGTGGAGCAATCGGACTAATTAAAGAGTCCACAGAGGCAAGAAAAGTAAAAGATTTAGTTATCAAATATCTAAAGAGTGCTAACCATACTGTTTATGACTGTACGGTTGATAACGGTAAGAACGCCGATGACATTTTAGATAAGATTGTTAAAAAGTGTAATGAACACGATGTTGATTTAGATGTAAGCATACATTTTAACGCTGGAAGTAAAGACAAAGATAATAAAACAACTGGTACAGAGGTATTAATTTATAGTAATACTTCCAAAGCTAAAGACGAGGCAACTAGAGTGTGTGCTAAGTTGGAAAAGATAGGATTTAGAAACAGAGGCGTGAAAGTTAATAGTAAGCTGAGAGTGTTAAATTCTACTAAGGCAAGTGCGATGTTAATTGAAGTGTGTTTTGTAGATGATAAACAAGATGTTGAATTATATAAGAAAAATATAGACGCAATTAGTAAAGCGATTGCAGAGGCTATTATTAATAAATCAATAACAACATCATTTAAGGCGTATAAAGTTAAAGTAACGGCTGACGCGTTAAATGTGCGTAGTGGAGCTAGTACGAAATACGGTAAAGTTGATTTATTGTATAAAAACGAAGTTGTTACTATATCTAAGGTTAAAAGCGGTTGGGGTTACACTGGTAAAGGGTGGATTAACCTAAAATATACCGTGAAAGTGTGATTGTTATGAGTAAGAAAGATAAAAAAGGTGGTAGACCTAACAAATACTATACACATATCGAGCCTAGATTAGATGATATTAGAAAATTATGTTTAACGATGACTGATAAGCAAATAGCACAGATAATGGGTGTTGGCTGGAGTACATTTAAACATTACAAGTCCATACATAAAGACTTACAAGACGCTATTAAAAGAGGGCGTGACGACTTAGTAACAGAGTTGAAAAGTACGCTAATTAAAAAGGCTAAAGGATATATGTATGAGGAAACTGAAACCATATATGAACATGGTAAAGAAGTTAAAAAGGTTGTAAAGTCTAAATACGCTCAACCTGACACGGGGGCAAGTCATTTGTTACTTAAAAACTATGATAAGGAAAATTGGGCTAACGACCCTCAAATGTTAGCAATAAGAAAAGAAGAATTGGAACTAAGAAAACAACAAATAGAAAATAACGATTGGTAATTAATTTATTAACGATTGCTGATTAGATTAATTGGAGGTGGTTAAGTGGCTACATATGGTTTTGACAGCAACAGTAAAGGCAGAGTAGAAGTTTATAGTAAAGCCGAAACAAATAGTAAGATTAATAGTGAAATTGGTAATGTTAAGAGTGATATTTATATAAGTGACCCTAGAGCGTATCAAGGGCATGAGCGAACAATTACGATTGAAACTGGAATATTTCCAGGGTTAATGCATTGGAGCTCATTAGGTAAATGGGTAACAATTAACATACCATTAGGTTTAAACCCTAGTTATACGCAAGATGAGGTTAAAGTTAGTGCGTCATTTATGAGGATAATAACTAATCAAGATTACCATGTATTACAAGATGAAAGTGAAATTGAGGCATGTATTAATAATGCAAGTTTAAACCCTGAATTAGGTATATTAACTGTAGCAATTGATGACGGTGATAACTTCTTTGATATAACTGAGGCAGAGGCTGACACTAATATTTGTTTGGTTAGTTTTGATATGTTGAAATTAACATTTGTTAATCAGGGTTATAAAAGAAACCCGATTAATTATAATTAATGCCTATGTATACATTAGATACATTTTATAAATCTAAAGAGTGGCAAAAGCTATTACAAGTAATTAAGTTAGATAGATTAACTGATAGTGATGAGATTATATGTGAACACTGTCACAAAGCTATAGTAAGAGCATATGACTGTATAGGACACCACATCATATATCTAACTGAGGATAATGTTAACGATGTAAACATATCACTTAATCCCGATAATATAGCACTGGTACACCATAAGTGTCATAACAAGATACACAATAAGTTAGGATATGTTAAGCGTAATGTATATCTCGTACACGGTTCACCTCTAAGTGGTAAGACTAGTTATGTTAATGAGGTATGCAATGAGGGAGATTTAATTATAGATATTGATAACATATGGCAATGTGTATCGGCACAGGACCGATACACTAAGCCTAGAAGATTAAACGCGTGTGTGTTCGCCGTGCGTGATACATTAATAGATTGTGTTAAGTATAGACGCGGTAAATGGTTGAACGCTTATGTCATAGGAACATACCCATTGATATCTGATAGAGAGAGAATGTGTAAAGACTTAGGAGCTAC